GCGCGCAGCGTAAACGAGGCGGGGACCACGCCTGCCGTAGACAGGCTCCGGCTGTTCTGGCGAACCTCGGGCAGGAAGGCATAGCCGTTACCCGACGGGAAGATCACCTGAAACGCGTGCACTGCATCGGTTTCATAGGCGGTACGCAGCGTGCTCTGCCCAACCTCATCCGCTGACCAGTTACCGGACAGCGTTACCTCGCCGGGCGCGGCCAGACCGTTTGTCATTTCCTGCTCGGTGGAGCACAGCGTGGTGGTTTCGATATCTGACTTCTGTCCGCCGGTATAGCTCAGCTCCTTGGTAGAACAGTTGATGCTCTGCCAGGTGGCGCCGTTCGGATTGGCTTCCGTGGCCGCATCGGCGGAAACGTTGATTTTCGTTCCCTGCGTTTTTTCATACTTTGAGGACATGGTTATCTCCGGATAGTAAAAAGCCGCCCGGAGGCGGCCTGTTCGGGGTTAATCCCAGATTTGAACTTCGAGCGTGGCGCGGTAAAGCGACGTGTCGGGCTCGTAGTCGTTTAGTTCGTTAAGCGAGACGGGGCTGAGCGGCGCGATCGCCGCGCGGATCTGGCTGCGGATCGCCCGCGCTTCATCAACGGATTGCGCCCAAGCATCAATTTGCAGCGTGCTGGCCGTTTCGGCCTGACCGCAGAACACGTCGCCCGATACGGCCGTGGGCAACAGGAAAACCACCCAGGGCGCGGCGGTGCCGGAAGGCGCAACGTAAGGAAATACTTTCCCGCCCGCCAGAGTGCCAATCAGGGGATAAATATCGGCCTCCGTCATTTCGACAATACCTCATCAATGGCCTGATTCATTCGCGCCAGCGCCACGCGCGAGGCCTCTTCCTGCCTGACGTCGAAAGCCGGACGCACGAAAGGATGTGCCGCCATCTTTGAGGTGCCCATTTCCACAAAGCGCCAGTAGAAGGCGTTACGCGGGTTGCTGGCCTTCATGGTGTTATCACTGTTGCCGGTACCGGGATTCACACCCCGGATGTGCACGCCGGAAGAGATTTCCCCCCGGCGCCGCGCTTTCTGCGTCATGACAACAATGTTTTTCTTCAGCTTGCCTTTCTGCTCGGGCGCTCTGGCGATCACTTCTTCACGCAACACATCAGCCCCGGCGCGCGTGGCGTCACGCAAAACCTTATTATTCTCGGCACGGCTCAGCGTTTCCAGGTCTCTGGCAATGTCAGTCAGCCCGGAAAAATCCAGACGTGTATCAATCACTTTTTCACCCCCTTCTCACAAAGCAGCTCCAGCCTGGTACCGTTTTCGGCAATGATGGCCGATTTGATGTCGTAGACTTCACCGGTGCCGGTCGGCGGGTTATGCACGACGCGCCAGCCGGTTGAGATGGCCTCACGCAGGTTATTGCGGATCCAGATGCGGGTAGTGGTGCCGGACAACTCGGCGCCGGAGTTCAGCAGCTCGCGCCCGGACACGTCGGCTATGGTAGCGCGGCAACTTGCCGTATCTTCCCAGCCGGTAGCAGGCTGGCCTGAAGGCAGGCGTCCGCTGGCGGGTTTTTGCAGCGTCACCCGGTAACGCATCGGTCCCGCCCTCATACGCCATAAATCCTGTAGGGCTGAAGAAAGGCTTCAACCGCGAAATCCGGCGTGGCCACGCTGACGCCGGTCACTACCGCCTCGCGATTTGCATACCAGTGCGCAATCAGCATCAGCATGGCGGTTTCAATGTCCTCGCCGTACAGCAGCGCGTCCGGGTCTGAAAGATAAAGAGGATTGGCGGCATCTTCATAAAGCGTGCGGCGGGTAGAGTTTTCCACGTACCGCACCGCCGCCTTTATGCGGGCCGCCAGCCAGGCATCATCCTCGGTAAATTCCTGCTCGATGTTGCAGTGATGTTTTACCTGATCAACGGTCAGCATAATTACCCCTTACTTCGTTTTCGCCTTGCCTTTGGCGCTGCCGTCGTCACCCGACTCTTTTTTCGCACCGGACTCTTCGGCATAGCCCCGCTGAGTAAGCTCGCGCCCGTGTTGCTCCAGCGTTTCAAACACGGTGCCTTCAGTCAGTACTTCGCCCTGATGGTAGATAGGCTTGATGGATCGCAGTTTCATGGCTGTTTCCTCATTGCATTAGCGGCCCGCAGGCCGCTGTCAGGAATTACGCCCCAGCGGCTGCCGGTGCGGTAAAGCTGCCGTAGATAAACGCTTCTGGACGCTTAACGGCCAGCGCCAGACGCTCTTCGCAGCGAATTGAGATCATGTTTTTCTCAAAATCGTCGGCGTTCTCGGTTGAGATCACAACGTTGGCGTCTTCGCGGTCAAACAGCTGCGCGGCAGCGTTGAATGCGCCGGTCAGGAATTTGCCCTGAAACGCGGCGGCCTCGGTGGCCACAACCGGCAGACCCCACAGCGTCGGACCGGTGAGCGCGGACGGGTTTGCCAGGATATAGCGACCCAGCGTGTCTTTGGTCAGTTCAATCTTCGCCCAGTCGATGAAGTGCAGGACATGGCCGGAAGCCGGGAAGCGGGCCAGCTGCGCCTGAAGCATTGCCAGACGCAGATCGTCAATGCCATTTTGTTGTTCGACGCTGAACGCCGCCGCGAAAGCTGATGCCTGCGGCACGATGCCTTTCAGGTGTGCGCCGGTGCCGTCACCGAACAGAATTTCCTGCTCTTCGACGTACTCCAGGCCGTAGCGCATCTCAGCATCCACGGTTGACTGAAGCTGCGCGAAGTCGTCCAGGATTTGCTTGGACGCCTTGAACATATGGGCGATGGTGGTTACCGGCGTGATCTGCGTGGCGAATTCGATATCGCTGTACGGCTTGGTCGTGCCTTCCGGCACTACGGCGGCCTTATTGGTAAAGCCGGTCTGCTGTACCCAGAAAATGGCCGGCGCGCTGGTACGGCCCGGTGCAATCAGGTCGCGGATGAACAGGCGCTGTTTTGGCGCGGTGTCGATACCCGGCTGGCGCTGAGGCTCAACCACGCCGTCGGCAACGCCGGTTGACAGTAGCGCGGCATTAACCGGCACGCTGACGCGCTTGCCGCCCTCCACACTGGCGGCAAATGCCTTCAGTGCTTCAGAACTGATCACGGTATGGCCCACGGACTCGACGACCTTTTTCGCGTTTGCCAGCGGCATGTTGGCGACGTGCTGCTCAAGCTCGCCCAGGGAAGCTTTCAGCGTTTTGTTAGCCTCGTTCAGCGCGTTGAACTCGGTGGCAATCTTGTCCACGGCGTCCTTGGTCTGGGCAGAGAGCTGGCCGGAGTTTTTAGCTTCTTTCAGCGCGTCTTCCGCTTTCTGACTGAAGGTGCCGGAAACTTCTTCCAGCTTTGCTGAAACTTTTTTCAGTAACTCATTTACATCTGACATGGTGATTCCTTATTTGCCGAACGCGGCCAGCGCGTTTTGAAGTTGTGTAATATTTTCAGGATTGATTTCGTCGGTAGCGCCCGGCATACCTTCAGGAACGGCAGCAGCGCCTGGCTTGCTGCCGGATAAAGCTTTAAGCAGTTTTCTACGCTCGGATCGCGGCGTGTCGGTCTTTGCTAACAGCGCGTCAAGCTTGCGCAGCGCGGCGGCCGGACTGTCGTCGTCGTCCGCGATTTCATCAGCGGAAAGCAGGCGATCGGCAAACCCTTTATCCACCGCATCGCTGCCGCCGATATAGGTTTCGCCGTCCATCATTGCGGCCACGTCCTCTATGCTGAGGCCCGTGCGCGCTGAATAGATATCGCCCATCGCCTTATCGAAAGGCTCCATATCCGCTGCGACTTGCGCCAGGTCGTGACGGTTGCCCATCGCATAAACCCAGCAGTTGTGGATCATCAGGAAGGCACCGCGCCCGATTTGTACATCGTCACCGGCCATCGCGATGATGGAAGCCGCAGATGCTGCCAGCCCCATCACCTTGACGGTGACTTTGCCCTTGTACTCGCGCAGCAGGTTATAAATCGCCAGGCCTTCAAACATATCGCCGCCCGGCGAGTTGATATTGACGGTGACGTCCGCGCCGTTCATCGAGCGAAGCGCACCGGCAATGCGGCTGGCCGTTATGCCGTCGCCCCAGTAGTCGGCGCCGATCACGTCGAAAACAGAAATGCTGTTGTCGTCAGCGTTCGCGGCCCTGATGCCGCCGTTCCAGCGTTCCATTGCGGCGGACGGCAAATCCCGTTTTGAGAGTGCAGAAGGCCGCCCCGCCGGTGCTTCCGGAAGGCTTTTCAGTGTCATGGGATTAGCTCCTAGGCCGCCTGTTTCAGCGGGGATTGCTCAAAAGGTATGTCGGGGAAAATATGGTTATGTAGCTTCCGCAGCTGCGCGGCCTGAGCGGCCTGGCCGTTGGCTTTCAGGTCTTCCAGCGGGGTAAGGTTCAACTGGACGGTATAAAGCTCACCACCTTCAATCGGCGACATGTTCTCAAGGCGGCGCACGTCATTACGCGACATCCAGCCATTTTGCAGCGCGGTAGTGTAGTACGCGGCGCGCCCGGCGCTGTCGGCACGCAGCAGGCCTTCAACAGAGAATTCCGCGAAAAGGTCTTCGTCACCGTCCAGCAGGCAGCGCGAAATCTCCTGCTCAATATTCACCAGCAGCGGGCGCAGCGTGTTAGTCAGAAACTGGAGGTTCATGCCCTCAACGCTCGACGCCCAGCTGCTTTGCTTGTCA